TTTTCCCCCGACGTTTTTGGGTTTTTTTACATGGTGTTCTTTTCTTAGTATTCATATTTACATTATATGCATATAATAAATCATTTTTATACATTGCTAAAGCTATGATAATATAGGAATAATATGAATCCTAAAATAACATCAATCGCCAACGGAACTGCTGATAATAATTGTTCTTGAAATGCATAAATCGCAGCACATAGATATAAAAGACCGTGTAATAATCTAAAGTCTGCCCACCAAGTTCGTCCACCTCCCTCAAATGCATTCAATCGTAGATTATTAAAATACAAAACTAAAAACCCAATTGCAGGAAATAATAATAATGCACCAAAATAAGGTAGATATGCTGTATCAATATAATATGGTAGCATAGCTAATGTAATACGCATAGGTATACACCCCAATAAAAATAAATACATACGTTGCCTTATTGAAACCATATTTATATAATACAATGATTTTATTATACATAAATACTTTGTAAATAGCTTGGAATATCTCGTGATTTGTTACTCTTTACGAATTCATCATATCCGGCATTAAGGTCATCAAGTGTAATCAATTTACGTAATTCTTTATCTTTGCCATAAATGCGACGACCATGATATATTTTCACACATGTTAGCAAATGCTCCATATCTCTACCGAAATGAATAAACTCTTTATAATTACGAGTAAACCATTTACATAATACTTCTTGTTCTATTGATATTTTCCAACCAATTTCATTCACTTTTTTTTTAAAAATAAGTAATAATTCCGGGGCAGTATATGATTGCATTGAAAATTTCCAAATAAATCTGGATTCCAATCCTTTATTTGATTTAAAAAATGTATTATTTAAATCATCTTCATAACCAGCGATAATAACCATTAAATCATTTTTATGGTCACTTAATAATTCACATAATGTATCTAAACATTCCTTTGAAAAACTATCATTTCCATCGGGTGATGCAAGTGAGTATGCTTCATCTATAAATAAAACCCCTCCAATACATTCATTTACGATTTTAGTTGTTTTTATAGCAGTTTGACCTAAATACCCAGCAATCAAATCGCCACGTGTAACTTTTTTAAATACATTATTTTTCAAAATCCCGACCTTGGAATATATCTTACCAATTAGCTTAGCTATTTCGGTTTTACCCGTTCCGGGTTGACCGTATAACACTGTATGTTTGAAATCTCCACACCCATCAATATCATCATCCAAATTTTGTATAAAATACAGCATTTGATTTAATACCGATGTTTTGATTGAAGACATACCAATCATATCATTTAAAATACTCAACTCTTCTTTAACATTATGCAAAGATTTCAAATCAATATTATATTCGGCATTCTGTTCATAATCATTTTCATCAATTATTTGTAACAAATCACTTATTTTTGATACGTTTGTTGTTATATTAATTTTTTTTGTTTTTTTGATATTAATATCTGGTATATCATTCTTTTCTGGTGTTGTAAGGTAATTATATACACTTTCTGCATGTAACCCGATTTTGCCATTAGACTTATTATTAGCAAAATAATATTGGTTAATGTTAGTAATTAAATTATTATATTGTTTAGGTAACAACTCTGGTTTCTGAGAACAATTATCTAAATAGGTAAGAAATTTTGTTGATTTATACATAATAATGATTATACTATATAAAATAATCTTTTTAATTAGATTTATAATATTATTTTCAAAAAATTGAAAATACTCTTAATATAAAAATATATTCAAATAACGAGTAATCATGTCATTCGAAACAAAAGCTGTATATCAGAGTTCAACTCCGGTAGTCGTACCGCGTAAATTAAAAATACGTAAACCCCGTGAAAATCATGAAACAAGTATTATTAAATCTATCATTGATACAGAAACCAAGATTGAAACACAATCTAAGGACGTTCAGGATAAAATGGATACAAGTGAGAAGGATATTTTGGAACATCTTGGTCAATATATTGAAGAACCATACCAAATCATCGAATCATATTTTGAAGGTAAACATTTGGACCGTTTAGTTCGGCACCAAATTGAATCGTATAATAATTTTGTAAATTATCAAATCCAGCGTACGATTGACATGTTTAACCCAGTGAAAATACACTCGGAAAATGATTTTATAGAAGAAAAACAAATGTATATGTTGGAGTGTTCTATTCAATTTAACAACTTTAAATTATATCCTCCGCAAATTCATGAAAACAACGGTGCTACAAAAATAATGTTACCCCAAGAAGCAAAATTACGTAATTTTACCTATGCGTCCACAATGACTATTGATATTGATATTGAATATACAGTCCGTAATACTGAATGCATGAACACTCCCAGAGTAATAAAAAAGACAATTCCTAAGATTAATATTGGAAAAATGCCAATCATGTTAAAGTCGTCAATATGCGTATTAAATCAAAACAATAATTTTACAAATTCTCTATTAACTGGAGAATGTATCATGGATTCAGGTGGATATTTTATTATTAAAGGTTCTGAGAAAACGGTCATTGGTCAGGAACGTGCTGCAGAAAATCGTATATATTGTTTTGATGTCAAAAAGAATTCAACAAAATGGTTATGGTCTGCTGAAATAAAATCAGTACCAGATTTCAAATGTATATCACCAAAACAAGTTCAAATGATGATTTCAACAAAAAATAATGGTTTTGGACACGGCATATTTGTCAATATTCCTCGTGTTAAACAGCCGATTGAATTATTTATCTTGTTCAGGGCATTTGGTATTGTTACAGATAAAGATATTTGTAAACATATTTTATTAGCTATTAATAATACCGAAAATACAATTATGTTACAGCATCTCCAAGCATCTATTATTGATGCAAATGCATATTTAACACAGGAAGATGCTATTCAATATATTACTAATTATGCTATATATACTCCAATTAATATGGATAAAGTAACTGGTATCCAAAAAAAGCGCGAATTTACATTAGATATTATTGAAAATGATATATTTCCGCACTGTAAAACAAAACTACAAAAAATATTCTTATTGGGTTACATGACTGCCAAACTACTTAGTGCGAGGTTGGGGTGGAGAGAAGCCGATGACAGAGATTCGTATTTAAACAAGCGCATAGAACTTACTGGTACACTATTAAATAATTTATTTCGCAATTATTTCAACAAACTGGTTAAAGAAATGCAAAAACAAATTATTCGTGAAATTAATACTGGGTCATGGCGTTCAAGTGAAGATTATGGCAATATAGTTAATCAGACAAATATTTACAAAATTATGAAATCAACAACAATTGAGAATGGAATTAACCGCGCATTATCCACAGGTGATTTCAGTATTAAACAATCAAATAGCAGTAAAGTGGGTGTTGCACAAGTTCTTAGTCGTCTTACATATGCTTCCAGCTTGAGTCATTTACGACGAATTAACACTCCACTTGAAAAAAGTGGTGAACTCATCGCTCCCCGTAAATTACATAATACCATTTGGGGGTTTTTATGCCCAGCAGAAACGCCTGAAGGTCAATCTATTGGAATTGTTAAAAATATTAGTTACATGGCACATCTTACTATTTCTACAAATAGTTCTGCATTATATGAATATATTCAACCCTACATTATTACATTTGAGAATATCACTGATACAACTGAATTATATCAAACTGTAAAGGTTTTTGTGAATGGTGCGTGGCAAGGTATTACACATACACCGGAAGAACTGTATTGTGATTTGAAAATGAAAAAACACACTGGAATTATTAATATTTATACATCTATTGTCTTTGATTACAAACAACTGGAAATTCGTATTTGCAATGATGGTGGTAGATTAACTCGCCCTGTATTACGAGTTAAAAATAATAAAGCAATCATTACTGCTGACATAATTAAAAAATTAGTTGATAAAAATTTAACATGGAATGATTTGTTAACGAATTGTAACATTGACGAATCTGTTATTGAATATATTGACCCCGAAGAACAAAATTATGCTATGATTGCAATGAAATCCAAAAATTCGTATCTACAACCCATATCTTCCCACTTTAATTACACACATTGTGAAATTCACCCTAGTACTATTTTTGGGGTATTGGCTTCATGTGTACCCTTTCCCGACCATAATCAAGCTCCCAGAAACACCTACCAATGTTTAGACCCTAAAGAAGAGGTTTGGATGGCATCTGGAATTAAAAAACCGATTGGAGAAATAACAATTGGTGAAAAGGTGTTATCATTTAATCCTACAAATATGGATATTACTACTACGACTGTTTGTAATCATTTTATCCGTAAAAATGAATATCCTATTTATAAATTAACCACTATTAGTGGTCGTACCATAATTGCAACCGAAGACCATAAATTTATGACAGACCAAGGTTGGAAAACGGTCATGGATATGATTTATAATAATCAGTTGAAAATAGGTATTTGTATGACTAATTATACGAATAATGTTGTAAATATGAAGGATAATCAAGTAATCATTACTGAAGATACATTTATTGATAAAATGCGGGATTTAAATATCGACGAAACCGCTAACCGAAAGGTCAATAAAATACAAAATTATATGATTCACTTGAAAAATAATAATTTATTGCCCCTTTATGACAATAATGATAAATTATGTGTATTGTCAAGAATTATTGGATTCCTATATGCCGACGGTTCTATCAATATATATGAAAAAAATAAAAATAATAAATATAAATATAAAGAATTTCAATGTTCTTTTGATTTTGGGCAAATGAACGATGCGGTTCAGTTTAATAATGATGTAATTACATGCGGGTTTAACCCTTCAAAAATTATTTATGGTACACGTACATTTACTCCTACAGATAGCGACCGTTCACAAACTCATAGTACATTTTCGTGTACATATAATGGGTGTTTTCCTGCATTCTTAATATCATTAGGTACTTCTTATGGAAAAAAAACAACAACACCCCGTAATAGTATTCCTGAATGGATTATGAAAACACCCGAATATGGTAAACATTTTATGAAGGGATTTCAAGGGGGGGACGGTTGTAAAATATCTTGGTTTAAAACAGTTGATTCCAGAAAACAAGACCCTAATACATACATTATTCGTACTGCTAAAACCAGCCAACAAGTTCATCCCGAATATAAAGAACAGCTTATTAAGTTTATGGAACAGTGTCAGCAAATTTTACATCAAAATGGTATTAAAACAACCAATAATATTAACGAAAAGCAAATTTCAGATACTCGTGTTTGTATATCTTATTCCATATCAAGTAATCATGATAATTTAATTCATTATTTTGACACGATTGGATATGCATATGCTTTAACCAAAAATAATCAATCATTTCAAGTTATTGAATACCTTAAATCAAAAAGAATACATACAAATAAATACATAGAGTTTGATGAATGGCAAACTAATGTTATTGAGCACTCTAACTTTCTATTTGTACCAATAATGTCTATTACAAAGGAACCAGATGGACTAATTTCGGATATTGAAGTAGATAGTGAAAACCATTCGTTTATTGCATCACAATTTGCGAGTAGTAATTGTGCGATGGGTAAGCAAGCGATGGGTGTATATGCTACCAATTATGACAAGCGTATGGATAAAACTGCCTATGTACTCAATTATCCCACTCGTCCATTGGTAGACACGCGAATTATGAACTTTCTACACCTTAACAAGATTCCATCAGGTACACAAATACACGTTGCTATTATGACTCATACTGGGTATAATCAGGAAGACAGTGTATTAATTAATAAAGCTTCCATTGACCGTGGCTTATTCTTAGCCACTATTTATCATACAGAAAAAGATGAAGATAAAAATATTATTCGCGATGAAATTATTCGGTGTAAACCCGACCCATCTAAAACTAAGGGAATTAAATTTGGAAATTACGATAAGCTTAATGCAGATGGATTTATTCCAGTTAACGAACGAGTTGAAAACCGAGATGTCATTATTGCAAAGATTGTACCCATCAAAGAAAATCGTAATGACCCCACAAAAACCATCAAATATGAAGACCAAAGTAAAACATTTCGTACCACAGAAGATACTTATATTGACAAAAATTTTACAGGCCGTAACGGTGATGGTTATAATTTTGCCAAAGTTAGAACGAGGGTATTACGTAAACCTACATTTGGTGATAAGTTTTCCAGTCGTCATGGACAAAAGGGTACTGCTGGTAACATTATTCCTGAGTGTGATATGCCATTTACAAAGTCTGGACTACGCCCCGATATTATTATTAATCCACATGCTATTCCCTCCAGAATGACCATTGGACAATTGAAAGAAACCTTACTTGGAAAGGTTCTTCTTGAATTAGGAATGTTTGGAGATGGTACCAGTTTTGGAAACTTAGATGTCAAGACTATTGCAGCAGAACTATTAAATCTGGGTTATGAAAGTTATGGTAATGAACTCATGTATAATGGTCTTACTGGTGAACAACTTGAAACCAATATTTTCCTTGGTCCTGTATTTTATCAGCGGCTCAAACATATGGTAGCAGATAAGCAACATAGCCGTTCTATTGGTCCTATGGTGAATCTCACCAGACAACCTGCTGAGGGTAGAAGTCGTGATGGTGGTTTCCGTATTGGAGAAATGGAAAGAGATGTTATGATTGCCCATGGTATGACACGATTCTGTAAAGAACGTATGTATGATGTATCTGACAAGTACAATGTGCATGTATGCAAAAAATGTGGAATGGTTGCATCTTATAATGATGGTAAGAAAAGTAAACTGCATACCAGCGGTGACTTCTCTATCCATTTGTGTAAAACATGCGATAATCGTACCGACTTCGCAAAGGTTGATATCCCCTATGCATACAAACTTATGTCACAGGAACTTCAAACCATTAACATTGTTCCGCGTATCATTACCGAGTAAATACTTATAAATATATTTAGCAACTTTTTTATTGAAATTCAAAAAGTTGGTTCTACCCAGATTAATATCTATATACCAGATATAATGCAGATCTTTATTAAGACTCTCACCGGTAAAACCATTACCCTTGAAGTTGAACCAAGTGACAGCATTGACAACGTCAAACAAAAAATTCAAGATAAGGAAGGCATTCCTCCTGAAAGGTTGGGAGAAAAAGTCAGTGAGGCAATGCACTGGCTAGTCGTTTAGGACGGCGACATGACTGGTAGCGGGGATCCCCTAAAGATTTTACTACCACTTCACATTGGAAACATTGTGAAGGACCACAGGTAATTCCTGTTCTCTGGTAACAAGGTAAAATATGATAAATAATACTTATTTTGAAATGGGCAATCCGCAGATGACCTCCTAAGTGCGTTATGATTAGTATATGGAGGCGCTTCAACGATCGCTAAGTCATGGGGTGGAGAAGATTAATCATCTTCAATGAAATCTTAAGGTACGACCTAATCTTATGTGAAAGCATAAGCAATCGTTATATGGACCAACAACGATTAATTTTTGCAGGTTTGAGATAAAAGCTGGCCTGTAAGAGTAAATGTCCCTTCGGGGGGTAAAGCATTTGCTAGTGTTTATTTTAATAAATGCGACACATCTTATAATGTTCGGGAACTCCCTTAGAGCTTAAACTACGACTTATATGTTGGAAACTCATATAATAGGCAGGGTAATGACCTCGCTCACCGTAATAACGTTTAAGATTGGGTAATCCGCGGGTAAAAAATCTAAGTCCGTTATGATTAGGATATGATTTTCCCTCAACGACCGCACGGGTGTGGGCGAATAATGATGGTCTAATCAACCAGAATTCGCATAAGATACAGTCTGTCTCTATGTGAAAGCATAGAGGTTTCGAGACGAAGCAACTCGAAGATGGCAGAACACTGTCCGATTATAACATCAATTCTGGGTGTTTGTGTGTGTGAACCACATGCAAGTCGTCATTTGACGGCGACACATATCAATTGCGGGAACGGCTCTATAATGGTTCTATTCTACTACCTATATATGGGAAACTGTATGTAGTACCTCAGGTAATGACTCGGGGCATAGTAACAACGAATAGAATATAGCTCAATCCGCATCTGCTACCTAAGGTGTCATGGGATACGATACTATGGTAAGTAGTTCAGAGACTTAAAGTGTGTGGGGGTGAGGTTTGCCTAAGACCGATGAACCCTTAAGGTATAGTCCATTGTAGTGGGATAGTAAACCACTGCATCTTTCGTGCCAGAAGGAATCAACATTACACCTGAAAAAAATTGGGTGAGTCGATGAGGCAATGCATCGGCTAGTCGTATAATATATACGGCGACACATCTGGTAGCGGGAACCCCGTAAAGATTTTACTACCACCCTGTAATGGAAACATTATAATGGGGACCACAGGTAATTCCTGTTCTCTGGTAATAAGGTAAAATATGAAGAACTATGTTCTGAAATCGGCAATCCGCAGATGACCTCCTAAGTGCGTTATGATTAGCATATGGAGGCGCTTCAACGATCGCTAAGATGTGGGCGAGTTATGATGGTCTAGTCAACCTGAACTCGCTTAAGGTACGGTCTAGCCCCTATGGAAACATAGGGTAGTAGCGTGTTTTAAGATTGAGAGGTGGCAATTAAATTAAATTAAAATAAAATAAAAAATATAAATAACAAAATATAATAAAAAATAATTGTTTTATTATATAACAATGGATAAAGACGAAAGAATAAAAGAACTGGAAGAAGAAAATAAAAAATTAAAAGAACATTTAAAAAAATATACTGCACCTTCATATAAAAAGGCATATTATGAAAAGAATAAAGAACAAATATTAGAAAAAATGAAATCAAATCCAACATCGCCAGAAAAACGAAAAGAATATGCAAGACGAGCATATTTGAACAAAAAAGAAAAAATGAAGGATACTCAAAATAATGAGAATATTTAGGAATTATAGTTTTTCTGCGAAATAACATAAAAATAATATATATCTATTATATATAAATGGGAAAACGAAAAGAGCATACAATAGAAAATGAGATTGAAAAAAAACATTGTCCTACATGTGATAAATTAAAAGAATTAAATGAATTTAATAAACAATGTTCAAGTTGGGATGGATTAGCAAGAATGTGTAGATTATGTTATTGTAATTATAAACAAAATAAAAGAAAAAATGACCCAAAATATCATGAAAATGATATGATATATAATGAAAATTATAAATCATCTGGTAGAAGAAAAGAAGTTTCTGCAATACGATACGTAGATAAACGAGACCATATTATAAAACAATGCACTGAATATAATACTAAGCGTTATAAAGAAGACCCTTATTATAGATTAGTTTTTCTTATGCGTTCAAGAATTGGAAAAGTATTAAGAGAACGAAATATAGGTAAACAAGATAAAACATATGATTTATTAGGTTGTTCCAAAGAAGATTTTATTAAATATTTTGAATCAAAATTTACAGAAGGAATGTCGTGGGATAAGGTAGGCAAATTTATTCACGTGGACCATATAAAACCCTGTTGTAGTTTTGATTTGACACAAGAAGAAGAGCAACAAAAATGTTTTCACTATACGAATTTGCAGCCTCTCTGGGCGAAAGATAATTTATCGAAAGGCGGCACTTATACAACCGCATAATGCAGTAAAACAATTGTGTTTACGCACTACTATATTTTTAACATATTTTTGACCAGTAAATATCTTTTTATTTTTTGTTTTATTATTTTTAAATCACGATGTGCATGGTCAAGATCATACCCATATTTATAATGACAATAATCCTCCCAAACATAAAACCCATAACTTTTTTCAATATCATCAAGACCATCTTTTTCTATTTTATCATATATCTGGTTCAAATCTTTTGATATAATACAACCAGTAATATTATCATTTTTATAAAGTATACATATTCCAGGTTGCAGACATTCACCACCAATATTAGTATCAATACGTTCAAATACAAATCTATCACCGTCAAGTATTCTGTCTTTATGACTATATTTATATCCGTAATTTAGTGCATATTGATGTAGCTTTCCCGATAAACTGGGACTTAACGCAAAGAAGTAATACGCCCAATAATACTCAGGTGATATTTTCTTTTTCAAAGTTTCCAACTTACTATTTAGTACTGCACAACTTGTTTCTTCCATTTTATAATATTATTAGTTTATAATATTATTAGTTATTATAAATGAAACACAATCAATTTTTTATTATTTTGAAAAGGTAGTATCGAAAGGGGGGCAAATTTGAAAAAGTTTCACCATAATATATATTACACCCTTGAAGATTTAAAACGCCGTTTTTTGAAACAATTATAATAAAAATTATATAAATATTTTTTATTATGTATAGTATCGTAATGGATAAGGATGAAAAAATAAAAGAAATGGAAGAACATATTTCCAATTTAGAAACAGAACTTCAAGCAACCAAAGAGCATCTCAAAAAATATACAGCACCAGCAAGTAGTAAGGTATATTATGAAAAGCATAAAGAAGCACAAAAACAAAGAGTTAAAGAATATCAACTCCTACTATTGATTTTACATTCTTGATTATTTTTTTATGTTGTGAAAACGGCGTTTTACACCTTTAGACATTTAAAACGCCGATTATTTTTCAATAAAATTAACCATTGGATAACCATCAACTAACCATAATCTTGTTGATAGATTATCATTTATTTCAATATCATTTGAATTTGGTATATTAATAAATAAGTTTTCATTTACACCTTTGAAGATTTAAATCCGCACAAAACCAACTTAAAGAAATTGTAGTATATGATACTGATGGGGGGATATGTGAGAAGTTTATGGTGCGAGAACACCCAAACAAAAAGAAAAATAAGGACGAATTGCGATTAATTCACGGACTACTACATTGTAAGAATGGTTGTGGGTCGTGGAATAGGGACCGCAATGGTTCGTCTAATATCTACAAAATAGCAAAGAATGCAATAAATAACATAGACAGACCAAGTTATTTATGTAGAGAAACAAGTAATCAAAACACTTCAACGAGTGTTTATAATCAAACTTTACGCAGGTATGAAAAGACCTAACTTTGAACCTCTTTTTTTTCGCATTGTTTGTGCGAACTTAAATATTCAAAGGTGTAAAATAATATAATTGGTCAAAGGTGTAACAAGCGACCTAAATATTATAGCATACATTATTATTGCATATATATGAACTTGATATGATGTATCTTTTGTAAAATTAAACAACTTTATCGGTAAATCA